GGCAACCAGTACTACAACGCCAAGCTCAGCCACTGTCGTGCCCGAGCCGTCCGCAGATTGCCCATTTAATCATTCAGTAATTTTCAGGAGCGCATGACATGACGGTGACGCTTGAAGAAATCAAAGAGCAGCAAGCGAAGTTCAATGATTTGATTGCAGCATTCGAAAAGCAGATCACAGCCACCAAATATCACGTTGCAGCCACGACCATCGCGCTTTCGACCGGTGAGCGGTATGCGGGGCTGATCCTTGGAGAAACGCCGGCGGATGACTATCACCTGATTCTGTTACCCGGTGATGCCGAGAAAGTCAATTGGTCGGATGCTGGCAAGTGGGCCGCGGAGCAGGGCGGCGAATTGCCAACACGGCGTGAGCAGTCGCTGTTGTTCGCGAACCTGAAGGGCGAGTTCCAATCGGCTTGGTATTGGTCCTGCCAGCAGCATGAGGAGGAGAGCGGCTGGGCCTGGTGTCAGGGCTTCACCAGCGGCTTCCAGAGCTACGACGCCAAGCTCAGCCACTGTCGTGCCCGAGCCGTCCGCAGATTATCAATTCTGTAATTTAATAATTTGAATCAATGGCCATTCACACGAGTTTGCCGATTTACAAGGTCGCGTATGACCTACTCGATGTAGTCACCGATTTGGTCAAGAACATACAGCGCGACTTCAAGCGTTCCATCGGCGAGAAGATCAACGCCGAGTGCATTGAAATTACCGTGCTGGTGTTTCGGGCAAACGTTGCTCAGGACAAGTCGCCGCATCTAACGGAATTGCTCGAGCGTCTGGAGGTGATCAATCTGCTTGTCCGTCTTGCGATGGACAAACGCCTGATCTCAAAGAAGGCGTACGCAGCGGCGGTCGAGTTGACTACGAGCATCGGCAAACAGGCAAACGGATGGCGCAGTTCCGCACGTCGCCCGCTTCATGGAGGTCAAGGCCGTCATGACTGAGCGATCTTTCAATCTGGTCGTGCCGCTGGCTCACGAGGCCACCGACATGCGCACCATGGAAACCAGCCGTCAGAGTGCGGATGGGTCCAGCGCAGTTTCCCAGTCGAGAACTCGGATGGGCGACGTAGATAGCACGATACATGCGGCTGGGCCTGGTGTCAGAACTTCAACAACGGCAACCAGAACAACAACGCCAAGCTCAGCCACTGTCGTGCCCGAGCCGTCCGCAGATCGAAATCCTTTTTCGTTCGCCGAGTTGGTCGAAGCCTATTTCGACTGCCGGCGAACGAAGCGCAACACCGCCAGCGCACTGACGTTCGAATCAAACCTGGAGTTCAACCTGCGCAGCATGTACGACGAACTTGTCGATGGCAGTTATGCACCCGGTCGCTCCATCTGCTTTGTCATTACGAGGCCGAAGCCGCGCGAAGTATGGGCGGCGGACTTTCGCGATCGGATCGTGCATCACCTGCTTTACAACCATGTTGGGCCGAGGTTCGAACGGTCGTTCATTGTGGATTCCTGCGCCTGCATCAAGGGTCGTGGGACGCTCTATGCCGCAAAGCGACTCGAAGCAAAGATTCGCAGCGTTACGCAGAACTGGTCCCAGCCAGCACATTACCTGAAGTGCGATCTCGCGAACTTCTTCGTCAGTATCGACAAAGAGATATTGCTAGGCTTGCTGCTGGCGAAGACATCAGAGCCGTTCTGGGCGTCGTTGACCGAAACCGTGCTGATGCACGATCCACGGGAAAACTTCGAATTCCGCGGCAATCAGCGACTACTGGCGAAAGTGCCGCCGCACAAACGCCTAATGGAACAGACCGCAAACCGAGGCTTGCCGATCGGCAACCTGTCGAGTCAGTTCTTCGCAAACGTCTATCTCGACGCGCTCGACCAGCGGGCAAAGCATCACCTCGGCGCCCGGCATTACATCCGGTACGTGGACGACTTCCTGTTCCTGCATGAGTCGCCCGAGTGGCTGAACTCTGTGCTGGCCGACGTCGATACGTTCCTGCCGGCGCGCCTCGGTGTGCGGCTCAACCCGAAGAAAACAGTTCTGCAGCCGATTGATCGAGGAGTTGATTTCGTCGGTCACGTCATTAAGCCGTGGTCACGATCAACCCGCGGGCGCACGGTCACAGAGGCGGTACGGAGAGTGGAGCGCGTGCCGCCCGACGATTTCCTTGCGGTGTCGAACAGCTACTTCGGCTTGCTGAGTCAGGCGCCGAGCAGCCACCACGACCGGGCGCGACTCGCGAATGCGGTGCGCAAACGTGGACATGCCGTCAACAAGGAACTCACCAAGACTTACCGCGGCAGGCCATATCTGCCAAACGAATAAACGGCGTTTATGCGCCACACGAATACACCCTTCTATTGAGGCGAGCATGAGCAACTGGATCGATCAATGCCACTTTGGCGACTGCCGCGAGTTGATGAAGGCCATGCCTCCCGCGATCGCTGATGCGTGCATCACCGACCCGCCTTACGGCGACACGAGCCTGATTTGGGATCGGCGCTGCGCCGGCTGGATCAGCCAAGTGTCGCGCGTCCTCAAACCGGCCGCAAGCATTTGGGTATTCGGCAGCATGCGCTTCATCGCGGATCTGTTCGGAGAAATGCGGCTGAACGGCTTTGTCTACGCGCAGGACATCGTCTGGGAAAAGCAGAACGGATCGGGCTTTCACAATGACCGTTTCCGGCGCGTCCATGAGCATGCGATCCAGTTCTACCGTGGCGCCTGGGGCGACGTCTTCAAGGAGCCACAGTTCACGAACGATGCCCGCGCGAAGGTCGTCCGACGCAAAACGCGCCCGACGCATACAGGGCACATCGAAGCCGGTCATTACGTGTCCGAGGACGGCGGCCCGCGACTCATACGCAGCGTTATCGATGTCGCGAACGAGCATGGGAACGCATTGCATCCCACACAGAAGCCACTCGGCATCCTCGCGCCATTGATCGCATACAGCGTGCCGCCCGGCGGTGTTGTCCTCGATCCTTTCCTCGGCAGCGGATCGACGGGCATCGCGGCCAAGCAGCTCGGACGCCACTTCATAGGCTGCGAAGACGATCCGGCAAGCATGGCGATGCAGGCAGAACGCATGCGCCAGCCAGGACTCGAGTTCGCCTAACCCCATCCGCGCAGCGCGCGAAGCAATCGAACAAGTGAGGACGATATGAAGTTGATTTTGGACCCGTGCTGCGGCAGTCGAATGTTCTGGTTTGATCGGCAGCACCCGAACGTTGTGTTTGGCGATCAGCGTCACGAGACGATCACCGTGACTGACCGATCGCACCGCGAAGACGGCACGCGGACTTTGCGCATTGAACCTGACGTGCTGATGGACTTCCGCTCGCTGCCGTACCCGGATGGCTCCTTCAAGCTCGTGTCGTTCGATCCGCCGCATCTGGTGCGCGCCGGCCCGCGTAGCTGGCTTGCGGCGAAGTACGGAAAGCTCGGCGCCGACTGGCGCGAGGACATCCGCAAAGGCTTTGCCGAGTGCTTCCGGGTTCTGGAAGACCACGGCGTTCTGGTTTTCAAATGGAATGAGACACAGGTCAAGCTCGACGAAGTGCTTGCGCTCACGCCCGCGAGGCCTCTTTTCGGGCAAGTCAGTGGCCGCAGCGGAATGACGCATTGGCTCGTATTCATGAAGCAATCGAGGACGATATGACACAGAACACTAAAGACGCAGGGGCGAGCACTTGGGCCCAAGGCGTTGAGGCAGTTGCGAAGATGCTGGACAAAAAGGCCGACGACTATGCCCGCGAATACGGCTCAGACGATATGGGCTCACTTTCGTTCGGCACAGGCAATCATGCCGAGGCGAAGCGCGATTATCACTCGTCGCTGATCGAACTCGCGGAAGAAGTGCGCGCGATGATCGGCTCGGCTCTCGCCCCCACCGCCGAGCAGGCAGAGGGAGAGCTGAGCGGCGACGAGGCGGAAGAGTTCGCGAGCACCGTCGAGGATTTCGAGGACAACGGCGAGACGTCGACCGACTACGAAACGCTGATGGACTGGGCGCAGCGCGGCCTGCTTGAGTGCGTCCATTTCAATGTGACCAAGGCCGGAACGGCTGCAATCGCTGCTTTCGACGCCGCCCCTGCTGCATCTACCGGGGAGCAGGCATGA